TGTCGCGCATGAACTTGTAGTTGGCGACCGCGTCCTGAGCCTGCTTCCGGGCGGCGGCGAGCTGCTGCTTGTACTGCGGCGAGGTCGGGTCGGCCGGGGCCGCGGTCAGGGCGCCGTAGGCGGCCCCGAGGCGGTCCATGATGCCGGCGCGGAGCTTGTTGCCGGGACGGGAAGAACGCTTCTTCTTGGCTTGGGTGGCGATCTGCCGCATTTGATCCTGCAGTTTCTTCATGGAGGCCGACCAGGTCGCGCCCTTGGCGAGCGCTGCCTGCACCCCGTCGACGTACGCCTTCTGCTTCTCGGGCGTGTCAAGCGGGAAACGCACGTAGGTGCCCGTATTCTCAATGTCCTTCAGGATGGCGCGCGCCTGCACGACCAGTCCCTTCGCGTCGGCGATCATCTTTGCGGACTCCCGGCTCAGCCGGCCGAGGCCGATGTCCTTCTCGAATCCGCCCACGTCGCGGTACACCTGGTCGGACATGACCGCGATGGACTCCTCCTGGGCCTCTAGGCGGTTCACCAAGCCGTCGTACCGCTTGGTCAAGGCCGGAATCTGGCCGGCAAGCTTGGCATCGGCGGCGAACGCGGTCGGCTCAGCCACCACGCCCAGCCGCGCCTTGATCTCGTTCCGGGTGCTCATGCCGCCCATCGTAGCGTTCCTCCTTGTGGTCTACGCATTCACGAAGCCGGGATCGGGGATCTCGCGGCGGTCGATCACGCCCTGCCGCGCGCCGTTGTGCGCCCTGATCGCCTGGTAGTCGAGCGTCCCGTTCGGGAGCGTCCAGCCGCTGTCCATCGCGTCCGAGGCCGACACCGGGATCAGCGCGCAGCGGCAGTTGAAGCCGCAGGGCGGGGTGATCCCCATGCGGTCGAAGTCTGCCATCGTCCCCACGTAGCCGTCGAGCGCCCGGTGCGCCGGCCGCGTGCGGTTGTCCCGCGTGGCGCTGTACTCGACCAGCGGGACGAAGGCCTGCACGCGCTCGTCGCGCAGCACCTCGGCAGCACCCTCCGTGGCCGCCCGGTTCGTGTTCGTCCTGAGCACGGTCTCCAGGCGCGCGCTTGAGAGCTCGACCCCCAGGCGCACCTGCGCCGTGGTGACGAAGTCCCCCAGGTTCATCGCCTTGATCTCCTTGCCCACCACGCTCTTGCCAGGGCGCTCCTCGATCACCCGGGCGATCAGCTCCTGCACCTTGGCCGTCTGGCCGGGGCTGAGGGCTGTCACGAAGAATGTATCGCTTACGATCCGTTTCACGGCCGAGATGCCGCCCGTGGCGTTTGGGCGCGACAGGACGCCGCGTAACAGGCCGTCCAGCAAGGGGCTGCGCTTGCGGAGGTCGATCAGGGCGTTCTGGCGCTCGTGGTCCCCAACCTCGCGGGCGCTGCGGCGGGCGGCCTCGACGAGCACCTCCCAGTCCTTGCGGCTGATGGGCACGCGGCGGCGGAACCAGTCCGCGATGGGTTTCATGGCCTCGCCGCCGAAGCCGTCGAGCTTCAGGGCGGGCAGGGCGGCGAAGGTGACGGCGTCCCCATCCTCGAGCATCCCCTCGACGGCCTTGTCGGGGATGCGGGCCTTGGTGACGGTTGAGCGCGCCCCGGCGAGCCAGGAGGCGAGCAGGAGGGCGCTGGTGGCCTCGGAGAAGGCGTCCCAGAGGGCGGGGTCGTCCTGCCCGCGCACCTGGGCGGCGAGGGCTTGGCGGTATGACTGCTGCGCCTCGCGCAGGACGCGGCGCAGGTGCTTGTCGAGCGCGGGTCGCTTCATCGCTTGCGCTTGCGGAGGGCCACGACCTTGGGTGCTTCGGGGGCGGGTTCCTCGCCCTCGTCAGGCTCGTTCCCTTGCCCCAAGAGGGCCGCGAGGGGGTTGGCCCCGCTGCCACCCGCCTGACCGCCGCCGAGGACGGCCTCGCCGTCTTGGGGCTCGGAGAGGCCGAGGAGGTCGCGCACCTCGCGCTCGCTCACGCGGCCGCCCATCTGGGTGAAGGCCTGCACTGCCTCGAGGCGCTCCTTGACGTTCGGGCGCTCGGGGGCGAAGCGGAACTTGATCGACCGGGCCTCGGACTCGCTCGCGCCGAGGATGCCTGCCACAACGCGCAGGAAGTCGGTCGTGAACGACTCGCTCATGGCGTCCGCGTGGTAGCGGATGACCCGCGAGAGGGTGTCTGCGTGGAGGTCGGCGACCCCGGAGCCCAGGCCCGTTGACCCGGCCTCGCTCGAGAGCGACTGCCCCAGGATCGCCTCCTTGAGCTTGCCGCTGCACCAGTTGACGAGGTCCATGAAGATCTGGGCGCGGCCGGCGTTGGCGTCCTTGATGTCGATGTCGTAGAAACTCTCGTTCGGCCCGGTGCGGGGGAGGACGACCGAATTGTCGTTCACCAGGTTCTGCAGGACCGTGAGCATCTCGTTCTTGGCCGCGTCGTTGCCCGAGGGGTAGTAGCCCACGCGGATGCCCAGCGCGTATCGCTCGGCGTAGGCGGCGGCGTTCTGGAGGATCTCCTGCTTGAGGAGCCAGATGTACCAGCAGACGTCGCGCGCGCCCACGCCTCGGTAGACGGCCTCGCTGGTGTTGGGGTCGATGAAGTTCGGGGCCGCGGTGAAGACCCGGTGCAGGATGACGGCGCGGCGCTCGTTCTCGTCGAACAGGTGGACGAGGCTGTCGAAGCCGAGGTCGGTGACGGAGGGCTCGTTGATGTACGCGCTGCCCACGCGCATGGCGAGGTTGCCGTACTGGTCGAAGGCGAGGGTGTCGGCGGCGAACGGCACCCACTCCTTGACGCGCACGCCGAGGACGGGGTCGCGGTCGTAGACGATGTTGGCGGCGCTGACGCCGTACCAGACTGCCTCGTGCAGGTGGCGGAACAGGTCGCTGCGGCGGGGGATGTCGCGGACGATCTCGGTGAGGCGCTCGGCGAGGGCGACGAGGCGCGGGTTCTCCTCGTCGTCGGGAACGATGGCCCACTCGAGGCCGGCGAGCGTGACGAGGAGGGAGCGCAGGACGCCCTCGATGTCCGCGTCGGCGCGCATCATCGCCTGGTAATTGGGGTCGATCCTGTAGGCGAGGCTCGAGTTCCGCAGCATCAGGCTCGCGGTGCGGAAGTAGGAGCGCTGCACCTCGACCGGGATGGCGAGCGGGGTGGTGGGGCCGCGCTGCGCGGGGGCGGGCGGTGCCTTGCGCGGCCGGCGGGCGGGCGGGAGGCCCGTGCCCGGGATGGCGTTCGGCATGATGGGGTTGGACTTGGGGTCTGGCATCGGTTAGATCCGCAGGCCGCGGGAGCGCGCCTTGCTCTCGGCGAGCTGGCGCTTGAGCACCTCGATGCGGGCCTTGCTGGCGGCGTTGGCGGCGGCGGCCTCCTCGCGGGCCTTGCGTGCCTCCTCGGCGCGCTTGGCGAGGTCGGCGTCCTGGCGCTCGGCGGCCTCGCGGAGCTCGGCTGCTCGGCGTGCCCTGCTCTCGTTGAGCGCGGCCTCGGCCTCGGCGCGTTCCCTCTTGACCTTTTCGAGGGCGGTGTCGATGCGGGCGACCTCGGCGTTGGCGCGCTCAATGCGCTTCTCGCGCCTGCGCTCGCGGGCCTTGTGCTCGCGGTCGATGGCCGAGCGGCTCTCGTGGAGGTACTGCTCGGTGAAGGAGCGCCCGGACGCCTTGGCGCGCTCCTCGATGCCCTTGGCGGTGATGGGCGGGGGCTTGCTGCCTGCACGGGGCGCGGCCTTGGGCTTGTCGCCGCTGGCCTTGGGCTTGTCGCTGCTGCCGCCGCCACCGCCTCCTGCGCCGCAGTCGTTCCCGGGCTGGAAGCCTTCGGGGCCGATGCCGCAGTTGAAGTTGGCCTTGGCGAAGATGCCCAGCCGCCGTGCGATTGCATCCCTCGTGTGCATGGGCCGCAGTCTACCCCTCGTCAGGCGAACATCCGCCGCTTGATGCCTCGGTTGCCGAAGATGCGCTCGGCGCGCGTGGCGACGGTCATGGCCCCGCCCTGCGAAACGATGGCACCCTGCGAGGCGAGCGTGCAGAGGTCGACCACGCAGTCGACGCAGTCGTCGTGGCTCCCGGCGGGGAAGGAAAGCATCTCGTCCACGACCGGGGCGAAGGCCTGGGCGACCTGGCCGTTCTGTCCTTGTGGGAAGGACAGTTTCCCGGCGGCCACGAAGGGCTGGCTGGCGGCCGCGCGCAGGTGCTTGTCGGTCGAGCGTTCGACGGCGACCACGGGCTGGCGGCAGGACTCGCGGAACTGGTCGAAGACGCCCTTCTGCGGGCCGTTGGCCTCGGCGAGGACCATCGCCGCGCCGCGGCGCTCGACGAGCTCGCGGGCGAGGCGGGCGA